TACAGGATCAGTACTCATGGTTCAAACACCTCTCTAAATGTTGCCTGTATTGTTGCTCTGTTTAAATATGGAATTGACTTACTCCATGTTTCGCAGACAAATTTAGAAGAACTAGCTTCTCCTGGTGGGGTAAAATCAAAGCTAGCACTATCATTTGCTCTTGCATCTAAAAATGTTTCTATAGTATCTGCGTCTGTTTCTGAAACCTCAAAAGTTAAATCAAAAACTTTTGGATTTTGATGTTGAGCTAATCCAAACAATATTCTGTGCTCATAACCATCAGCAAAACGAACAGTACGAGTTAATGGTGCAGATCTTTTTTGCTGTCCATATCTAGGAGTAATCGAAGGGAAAGTAGCCATTATGCAAGCAAACCTCCAGGTCTTTTTTGCTCTAATAATTCAGATTGTACTGCAACCGATATAAGTCGACCAAGTTCTCTACCTCTTTGCTCATCACCTTCAACTGAAGATCCAGATGCATCTACATTTACTACAACATTTGTAGAACTACCACCTAATTCATGGTTTGGTGTAATCATCCCAGTAGAACCAGGTGTAAACATTTCTGGACCACGTTCTCCAACGATATAACTCTTACCTCTACTAACAGGTCCACCATCTGCTTTGAAAAATTTGCCGACTCCAGGAAGTCCACCAAGAAAAGCATTTACACCAAACTGAATAAGAGATCTTTGAATTTGAGTAAATACACTACGAGCTACATCACCAAGAGTTTTTGTTCA